CATCGCAAAGACCACCGCGGAATGGATGGGCTGGCGCATCACGCAGCGCACCAGCCGCGAGACGGGCATCCCCGCCGGCCTGCCCTACCTGACGGGCTTCGTGATCAACGAGGGCATCGCCGCCGAGGCGCAGGACTGACGCGCCACACGCCGCGCAGCGGCGCCGCACTGCCCCGCAGGGTCCGCCCGCGGGGCTCCCGGCAGTAGGGGCCGATGGTCGGCGCCCGCAACCGGAGACCGAGACGATGAAGCTTTCAGATACGCAGCGGATTGTGTTGAGCCATGGCGCACAGCACCCGCAATTGCTGGCGATTGCGCCGAAGCATTTGCCAGTCGCTGCCTGCCGCGCGGTGGTGAACAGCCTGATCAAGAGCCGCTTGCTGATTGAGGTTGCTGCGCCGCGCGATCAACTGGCGATGGTGTGGCGGAAGGATGGGGATGGCACGCCGATCCTGATCCAGGTGACGGATGAAGGGCTGCGCGCGATTGGCATTGACCCGAATGAAGGGCGCGCGTCGCCTGACACGGCGCCACAGGGCGGGGAGGACAACGCGCTGAAGGCTGAGGAGCAGCCTTCCGCCGAACCCGCCCAGGCCGCGCCAGAGGCGCCCGACATGGCCAGCGTGAACCTGCGCGAAGCCGCCGAGCGCCTACTGGCAGCCTGGGAGGAAACGCCGCCCGCGAATGCCGACAAGGATCCCATTTCCCGCGCAATGGACATGCTGCGCCGCGCACTTTCACGGCGCGGCGCACGCGCCACGGGTGCGCCACGCAAGCCACGCGAAGGCACGAAGCAGGAAGTGGTGCTGGCGATGCTCCGCCGCCCTGAGGGCGCGACGGTGGCGCAAATCGCCGAAGCCACCGGATGGGCGCAGCATACGGTGCGCGGATTTTTCGCCGGGCTGAAAAAGCGCCAGGGCATCACGGTTGAGATTGCCGAGCGCATCCGCCAAGTCGGCCCGAATAAGCAAGGCGCGAAAGGGTCCTACACCGTCTACCGCGTAGCGGAATGAAGCTACGCAGCCACAGCGGCATGAATGATTGCCAAGCCCAGGGATCATCGCGATCCCTGGCGCTTTATTGCCTTGGCTCACGCAAAACACAGCGCGAAGCGTCCGTCACGCAAGACGGAGAATGAAGATGCAGGCAGAAACTGAAACACGCTGGATGGTCTTGGGCGCCGATGGTCGGCATGTTTCACTGGGTCGCACTGAGCCGAGCGAGGCGGAAGTGATGGCCGCCAGCGACGCCCTTGCCGCGCAGGGGCTTTCTGGATGGCTCGCCCGCATGCAGGGCGAATACTACAGCCGGCGCCGGGTGACGCTCGAACCCCTCCAGCGCATCGGCGCGACGCAAGACACCGACTGGCAAGCTACCCTTTCCGCATTCCACGCAGCGCGCCAGCGCGCCACTCACTGACGCTACTGAACCCCTACCAACGCGCGGCGGGAGGTCGCCGCCATGGCTGAACTGACATCCTCCACGCGTGAAGCAGCACGACGCCTCGGCGTCAGCGATACCAGCATGCACAAGGCCGAGCGCACGGGGCGCATCACGCGTGAACCCGATGGCCAATGGGACATCGCCAAGCTTCGGGTGCAGATGCGCGAAACCGCGGACCCGCAGCGTTCCACCCTCGCTGGCAGCGCGGCGGCAGAGGGCACGCCCTTCGCCCGGCTGAAAGTCGCGCAACTCGCCCTGAAGGTGGAAGCCCAGCGCCTGGCGCTCGACGAAAGCAAGGGCCGGCTGCTCGATGTCGCGATGGCCAATGCGACGATTGATGAAATCGCCAGCACCATGCGTGACGCGCTGCTGAACTGGCCCGCGCGCGTGGCGGGCGTGATTGCCGCCGAACTCGGCGTCGAACCCCATTTGCTGCAAACCATCCTGCAGCAGCACATCAATGACCTTCTGACGGAGGCTTCCGATCGCTTCGACCCTCCCGGCATCGGCGGCGAGCGAGAGCCGCACGCGTGAGCATGTGCGCCGCCGTGCCGGGGCCATGCTACGCCCACCGCCGCAACTCACTGTCTCTGCATGGGCGGAACAGCATCGCATTCTGGGCAGCCGTGCGTCATCCGAGCCCGGCCCCTGGCGCACCAGCCGCACGCCTTATCTTCGCGATGTGATGGATGCGCTGTCTGCCGTGCATCCGGCACAGCGGATCGTTGTGATGAAAGGGGCGCAGACTGGCGGTTCTGAGGCAGGGAATAACTGGTTGGGCTATATCATGCACCACGTCCCGGCACCGGTGCTAGCGGTGCAGCCCACCGTGGAATTGGCCAAGCGCTTCTCCCGCCAGCGCATTGATCCATTGCTGGAGGAAACGCCGGCGCTACGGGACCGCGTGGCTCCCGCCCGCGCGCGCGACAGCGGCAATACGATGCTGTCCAAGGAATTCCCCGGCGGCATCCTGGTGCTGACGGGGGCGAATAGCGCAGTCGGGCTGCGTTCCATGCCGGCCAGGTTTCTATTTCTGGACGAGGTGGACGCCTATCCCGGCGACATCGAAGGCGAAGGGGATCCGATTGCTCTCGCTGAGGCCCGGGCGCGTACCTTTGGCTGGCGCAGGAAGGCGTTTCTGGTTTCAACGCCGACCATTGCCGGGCGCAGCCGGATTGAGAGGGAATACGCGGCCTCCGATCAGCGGCGCTATTTCCTGCCCTGCCCGCAATGCGGCGCGATGCAGTGGCTGAAATTCGAGCGCCTGATCTGGGAGAAGGGCGATCCACGCAGCGTGCGCTACCATTGCGAGGCATGTGACACGCCGATCGAGGAACACCACAAGACCGCCATGCTCGCCACCGGCGAATGGCGGCCAACAGCGGCAGCGGAGAACCCGCACACGATCGGCTTTCATATCTCTGCGCTTTATTCGCCGGTCGGCTGGTTGTCCTGGGAACAGATCGCGCGCGATTGGGAGGCAGCGCAGGGCAAGGCCGAGGATCTGAAAACCTTCCGCAACACCGTGCTGGGCGAGACCTGGCAGGATCGTGGTGAGGCACCGGATTGGGAACGCCTGGTGGAACGGCGCGAGGATTTCCGGCTTGGCGTTGTGGCGCAAGACGCGCTGGTGCTGACAGCGGGCGTCGATGTGCAGGATGATCGGCTTGAATGCGATATCTGGGCCTGGGCGGAGGGTTATTCCTCCTGGCTGGTGGACCACATCGTCATTGCGGGCAGCCCGCGCGAGCGTGCGCCCTGGGATGCGCTGGCAGAATTGCTGGCACGCGATTGGCCGCGGGCGAATGGCGGCGCAATCCGCATTGCCAAGGTCTGCGTGGATACCGGCGGGCGCGATACGGCGGCAGTTTATGGCCATCTGCGTCGGCTACGCGATCCGCGCATTGCGCCGACCAAGGGTGTGGATGGATGGAACCGCGCGCAGCCGGTGCAGGGCCCGACGCCGGTGGATGCGCTGGTAGATGGGCGAAAGCTGCGGCGCGGTTTGAAGCTTTGGACGGTGTCAGTCTCCACCTGGAAGGTTGATCTCTATCGCCGGCTTTGGCTTGGGCGCGGCGATGCGGCGGAATTCCCGCCCGGCTGGGTCCATTTGCCGCAGGGCATTGAGGTTGAGTGGGTCAAGCAGTTGGTGGCGGAGCAGCTGCACCAGGTGAAGGACAGGCGCGGCTTTGTGCGGCAGGAATGGGCGAAGCTGCGCGATCGGAATGAGGCGCTGGATTGCGCGGTGCTGGCGCGCGCGGCGCTGTGGTTGCTGGGCGCGGATCGGTATGGGGAACGCTTCTGGCAAAGGCTGAGGGAAGATATCGCGAATGCGCCGGTGGAAATACCGGAGCATCCCCGGCCCGAGCCAACGCCGAACCCTGATCCACCGCCACTGATGCGCCGACCCGGCTGGCTCGCGCCGCGCGGCGGTTGGCTGCGCTGATTACTCTCGGGAGGAGATCAATGAGTAACGGGGAACTCCACGCGCGCGAGCGCGAGGATCTGGCGCTGCATGTCGAGCGTTGCGCCGAACGCTACACGGCGGTGCGCACAGAAATCTGCGGCCTCCGCAAGCAGACACGCCGGATTGAGGGTGCGATCTGGGGCATCGTCGCCGTGCTGATCGCGCTGGGCGCGGGTGGCGCGCAGATCCTGCCGATCCTGCGTGCCCTCGCGCGTGGTGCGGGTGGGTGATCCGCCTTGGACCCCGCAACCCTCGCCTGGGCATTGGCGCAGCCTGCCGGCAGCCGCGCTGCCGTCCTGGCCTCAGCCTATACCGGCGGCGGCACGCGCGTGACCTTCGAAGGCCGCACCGTGGAATACCGCAGCCTGGATGAATTGGGCCGCGCCATTACAGCGCTTTACGGCGCGGAGAACGCGGCCGCGCGGCGGCCGGGCGTGACACTCGCCAGTTTCACAAGGAACGCATGATGAAGTTCCACCTGCGCGCCGCCTGGAAGGCCCTCCGGGGTTACGCGGCCGCGCAGGAGAACCGTGCCTCGACCTGGTCGCCCTCGGGCGGCAGTGCCAATGGCGAGGTCGGCATGGCCGCCGCCAGTGTCGCAAGGCGCGCGCGCGATGCGGTGCGCAATGATCCCTATGCCGCGCGTATCGTGGATCTCTGGACGGGCAATGCGGTCGGTGCGGGCATCACGACACGCTGGCCTGAAACCGCGCATCGCAATGCCTGGCAGGCCTGGGCGGAGAGCGCCGCCTGCGATGCTGAGGGCAAGCTCGATCTCTATGGCCTGCAAGCGCTGGCCATGCGCGCGGTCGTCGAAAGCGGTGAATGCTTTATCCGGCTGCTGAGCGTGCCGACATCACCGCGGAACCCGATCGGCCTCAGCTTGCAGGTGCTGGAAAGCGATCATCTGGATACGGCGCGCAATGGCGTGGTGAATGGCGCGCCGACCATCCAGGGCATTGCGCTTGGATCGGCAGGCGAGCCGATTGGCTATTGGCTTTTCCCAACCCATCCCGGAGCCTGGATGCTGCCCGGTGCGCGGCTGGCGAGCAATTTCATCCCCGCGCGCGATGTGCTGCATGTGTTTCGCAAGCGCCGCCCTGGGCAATTACGCGATGTCTCCTGGCTTGCGCCCGTGTTGCTGCGGTTGCGCGACCTTGGCGATTACGAGGGCGCGCTGCTGATGAAAGCCAAGATCGAAGCGTGCCTCGCTGCGGTGGTGACTGATGATGGTGAGGAAACGCTGACCAAGCCCAGCGACGCCAACCCTGGCCTGTTGCGTGACGCGCAAGGCCGCGCGGTGGAAAGCTTCGAGCCTGGGATGATCCTCTATCGGCGCGGCCAGGGTGAGGTGAATGTGGTAAACCCCTCCGGCGGTGGATCGCACACCGCCTTTGCACGACGCTCGCTTGAAGCCGCCGCTGTCGGTGCGGGCCTCACCTATGACCAGGTCTCCGGCGACCTGACCCAGGCGAATTACTCAAGCCTCCGCGCTGGCAAGATCGAATTCCGGCGGCTGTGCGAACAGGTGCAATACGGCATGCTGATCCCGATGCTGGTGCGGCCCATCGCCGAGCGCTTTCACGCGCAAGGCGCGCTGCTCGGGCTTTGGGGCGATGTGATGCGCAAGGGTGTCGCGCATGTGCCACCAGCGCATGAAATGATTGACCCGCTGAAGGACACCACGGCTTTGATCGCCCAGGTGCGCGCGGGCTTTGTCCCGCAGCCCGAGGCCGCCGGCGCCTTTGGCTATGATTTCCGCTCGGCGGTCGAGATGATCCGCGAAGCCAATGCGGCACTCGATGCGGCGGGCATCTCGCTCGATACCGATCCCAGGCGCGTCGCCAAATCCGGCGGCGCGCAGGACGCGGCGCAAATGGCGGCGGTGGAAATCGCGGCCACCGGCGCAGCAGCGCCGCCACGCCCAGAAACCACAGCGGGAGCAGCACCATGACCGCAGCCGGCTATGATCCCATTGAGGATATGCTCAAGGTAAAGAGCGTCCAAAAGAAATGGCGCGACAGCTTCAACGGCAGCGAGGTCAATCCCGGCAAATGGACGCAGCAGATCGGCAGCGGCGCCAGCCTTGGTGTCGCCGGCGGTGTGCTGACCATGGCCAGCGGCATCGCGGCGAATGCCGAGACCTGGCTGCTCAGCACCGAGGTTTTCACCATCCCCTTTCGCCTCTCGATCGCGGTGACGCTGTCGCAGCGCATTGCCAATCAGGGTTTTCTGGTTGAGGCCGTGAGCGTCAATCGCGAGACCGGCCTGCCCGATGGGCTGCATGCGGTGGCCTTGCTGTTTGATGGCACCAACGCTGCCCAGGCGAAGTATGAGGTGCAGAATGGTGGTCTCGCGCGGCTTTCCTCGGCGGTTTCGACCTTTCCCTCGACCGCGAGCAATGGGATTTACGAGATCGAAGCTTTTGCCGATGAGGCTTGGTTTCATGGTGGCGCTTTGGATGCCACCACGGGCCGGGCCAATTCCTATCGCCGGCATCAGCAGATCCCCGATCCCAATGCGCTCTACAAGGTGCGGCTGCGCTGGCTGAATGGTGCAACGCCGCCTGCCAGCAGCAGCAACGCGGTGGTGCAATTCCTGGCGGTGCAGGATTACGCGGAACTGACAGCGGAGATCACGGCCGGGCGCGGCCAATCTGTGGCTGGGCAGAGTGTCGCGGTGAATGTCGTCGGCATGCCTGCAGCGCCGGCGATTATTGGCCAGGCCGCGCATGATGCGGTGCTTGCGGGCGCGCCCATCCGTATCGGTGGCCGGGCAGCGACGGCGAATTATGTGCCTGTGGCCACCGGCGATGTCGCGGATTTGATCATGACGCTGGTCGGTGCGCTGATCAGCAAGCCATTCTCCATCCCTGAATTGGATTGGTCCTATGCCGGGCCGCTTGCCGGGCTTGCCACTGCTGCCGATACGGCGGCCAAAGCTGCGGCGGGGGCTGGCATTCGGAATTATGTCACCGGCCTGCAAGTGCAGAATGCCTCGGCCACCGCGACCGAGTTTCAGATCAAGGATGGCGCGGCAACGGTGCTGTGGCGCTGCCAATTGCCGGCCAATAGCGGTCTGCTTGGGATCAGCTTTCCAAGCCCGCTGAAGGGCACGGCGAATGCAGTGCTGAATGTCCAGGCAGTCAGCGCGGGCAGCGTCGTGATTGCCAATCTGCAAGGCTACGCCGCGCCGTAAGGCGTCAGAACAAGGACCTCTCACATGACGGAAATGCCCGACCCGGGCGGGAGCGATCCCGCGCCGGCTGATCCCGCTTTGCCCGATCGACTTCCCCCTGATGGGCAATCGATCACCGCACGCCGCGCCATCACGGCACCCGCGACCGTCGATCGTGCCGCCCGCACGGTAGAGGTCGTCTGGTCCACCGGCGCGCGGGCGCGGAACTTTGTCCCCTCCCTCGGCGGCATCACCGAGGAACTGGACATGTCGCCCAATGCGGTGCGCATGGCGCAACTCGGCTCCGGCAATGCCCCGGTGCTGAACACGCACCGCAGCAGCGATGCACGCGATGTCCTGGGGCGCGTGATTGCCGCCAGGCTTGAAGGCGGGCGCGGCCATGCGCGGTTGCAATTCTCTGCCGCCGCCGATGTGGAACCGCTCTGGCAGCGCATTGCCGATGGCACGCTGCGCGCGGTCAGCATCGGCTATCGCGTGCATCGCTACGACCAGCGCCCCGATCCGGTGAGCGGCGAGATGATCTACCGCGCCGTGGATTGGGAACCCTTCGAGATTTCGATCGTGCCCATCCCGGTTGATCGGGATGCGCAAGTGCGAGGCGCGGCGCCGCAGGGCGCGCCGTCCTTCGCCATTGAACCTGCCCTGGAGAATGAGGAACCACCCATGACCGAGACGACGCCGGAAACCCCGGCAGCCCCTCTGGCGCCGCCCGCCGCGTCGCCCCCCGCAACCCCTACCGTGGAAACGCCACCTGACCTTGAAGCGCTACGTGCTGAGGCACAACGCGCCGAGCGTGAGCGTATCGCCGGCATTGATGGCGCAATTGACGCCGCCCGCGCCCTGGTCGGCACCGAGACCGCC